GCCCGTGTTTATGGGTGGAAAAATTTTAAAGGTGTGGTTGAAGGTGATGATGGATTATTTACATATTATGGTGTTGATCCTGAACCTAATTGGTTTTCATCATTAGGTTTCACCATAAAATCACAATATTTTGATAGGTTAAATGAAGCCAGTTTTTGTGGTTTGGTATTTGATCCTGGAGACATGGTTGTTCTTGCAGATCCTATTAAGCTTTTGTTAAATATTGGTTGGGGTAAATGTGGTTGGTTAAATGCCTCGAACAAAACCCTGGCAAAGATGTTAAGAGCTAAATGTATGTCTTTATATTCATCGTATCCTAATTGTCCGGTTGTGTCAACGTTTGCGTACAATATTTTAAGATTACTTGGTCCTGGGTATATTACAACTAATCATTTAAATAATTATAAGCGTACTTTAATCTATGAAGCATTAAATAATTTTGATTTTAGTATTGCACCTATAATTGGTTATGCCAGTCGTGTTGTAGTAGCTCAATTGTTTAAAATTACGATTCAAGATCAAATTTTATTAGAAAATTATTTTAACTCATTGAGTTGTATAAATAATTGGTCGCATCCGTCTTTTTTGCGTTATTGCACAAAAGATCAATTACATTATAATGACATTTATATTCGTGACTATTATTGTCATGGGAAATGTCCTATATTGAGGGTGCCACATAAAATGACTAGGAAAGTTCAACGTAGACTGAAGAAGTTGAAATTACAACAAAAGAAACCAGCTGTGCCGGTAGTTCGTGTGCCGCCTGTAAAGAGACAGAACCGTACAATGGCTAATGTTATGAATAATAGTTCCATTGGTAGTAAAATTGGATCTGCTTTGGGTGGCGTTATTGGCCATGGGGCACAGCAGTTGGTTAAATATATTACTGGATTTGGTGATTATTCCTTGGCCGAAAATAGTTTGATGACTGGTGGTATGTCTCCTCCTGATGTTAAGAATTCTGTAGATAGTGGCGGGTTTATTGTGCGTCATAGAGAGTATATCTCTGATGTATTGGGTACAATAAATTTTACCAATTCTTCATATTCAATAAATCCCGCTTTAGAAGGGTCATTCCCATGGTTGTCGCAGATAGCACAAAATTTCGAAGAATACGCAATTCGTGGGATGATATTTGAGTATAAATCAATGAGTGCCAGCGCTGCCATTTCGGCCTCAACAAATACAGCATTGGGTACCGTAATAATGGCTACCCAGTACAATTCGTTGAATCCCGCATTTGCAGATAAGAAAACGATGGAAAATTATCAATTTGCAAATAGTGCGAAGCCAAACGAGTGTTTCATACATCCTATTGAATGTAAAATGAATCAGACTCCATTGGCCCGCATGTATACACGTGATGGAACGCCAACGTCTGGTGATCTCAGGTTTTATGACCTGGGACTATTTCAGATTGCCACACAGGGTCAGATAGTAAATGGTGGTGTAATGGGTGAATTGTGGTGTTCGTTTGAGGTGGAACTTTTTAAACCTAAATTGGTGTCTGCTTTAGGGTTTAATGAATTGACTGATCATTGGATTATTACAAGTACCACTGCAGCAGCTCCATTTAGCAGTGCCCCATTGCGGGTGTTGCAACCTGGATCATTAATTGGATCTACAATTGTAGGTAATACAGTGTCATTACCTTTAAGTATATCTGATGGTACTTATTTAGTTAATTATTTTGACATTGGTACTACAGTTACAATTAGTAATCCTACAATTACTTTTGTAAATTGTAGTGTATTAAATATTTGGAACAATGACACCTTGGCTGCTGGTAACACAGCACCAGGATCAACTAGTTCAACATATTTTACATTGTTTGTTATAAAAATAACGGCATCTGGTGCCAGCTTTACTTTTGGTTCAGCTGGGACTATACCCGCAGGTACTGCCGATTTATGGATAACACAAGTGAATTCCTTGATTGTGTCATAGGATTCGCCTGTTTACTGTTGGTTTTTTTACTTATTTTGAAATTTTTAGAAAATTTTCCGAGTGTAGCGAACTACACATTTGGTTATATGAGTACTTCCATAAAAAGTTCT